GAGACTTTTGCGCTCGCATGGGCGGCATGAAGAAAAAACTGACATCGGCCGCAACGGCAAATGATCCAGACAGCCGGATCAACAAGGCCTTGAGAAAGTGGGATTGCTGAGATGGGTTCGGACAGTATCCGCAAGGACATCAACCGGGCGATTGCAAAGCCTGTCTGGGATCAGCCAAACCCAAAGAAGACGAGCAAGAGCCTTTCGGCTGATGACAAGGCGGCAGCGCGGGCAAGGGCAGCCAATGCGGGTCGACCCTATCCAAACCTGATCGACAATATGTGGGCGGCAAGAAGGCAAAGCTAATCAATGCAAATGCTCCACATCGTTTGCGTCCAGAAGGGTAATTACCTCGGGCGCGGCGCGGAATACGTCAACAATCTGTACGACATGGTAAGGCGCAACTTGCCGGCTGGACTTGCCGGATCGTTTGTCTGCTTCACCGATGATTTTGACCTTGGCTATCACCCCGACGTTGTGGTGAGAAAAGTTCCTGGGTTTCTAAAGGGCTGGTGGTCAAAGCTCTACTTGTTCGCAGAGGGCCTATTCCCTGCTGGAGACCGGATCCTGTTTTTGGATCTGGACACGCTGGTTATTGGGCCCCTTGATGATTTGGCCGTGTGGGACGGTGAGTTTGCGATCCTGCGGGATTTCTATCGCCCCGATGGCTATCAATCATCAGTGATGCTCTGGCGCTCTGGATTTGGTCACCACATCTGGGACCGATACGTTTTAGCCTGGTTTCCAACCCATGACTTGGGCGGTGACCAGTCGTGGATTGAGCGCCACGCGTCGGGTGAATTGCTGCAGGACGTGTTTCCGGGTTCCTTTGCCAGCTTCAAGAAGGATTGCGGCAAACATCCGCCGAAGGGTGCGCGGGTTATCGTGTTTCACGGGGAACCACGACCCCATGATGTGCATGACGGCTGGGTGCCGGACGTTTGGAAGATCGGCGGCGTTGGATCGCTTGAATTGATTGTTCAGTGCAACACTGAAATGGAAACGCTGCGGTCAAACGTGAAACACGCTCTTGGTCTTGGATTGCCGGAACTGCAACAGCGCCCCCTTTCGGAAAAGGTTGTTTGCATTGTTGGCGGCGGCCCTTCTCTTGAGCATTACGTTGAGGAGCTGAAGGCTCGAGCGGCGGCGGGGCAAGTTATTTGGGCCCTGAACAATGCGGCTCGGTATCTGCTTGATCGCGGCGTTCCCTTGGATGGCCAATGGATGGTGGATGCGCGGCCGCTGAACGCTGCATTTGTCGTGCCCGGCGTCACAAAGTATCTCGCGTCACAATGCGCGCCGGAGACATTTGCAGCGGCTGGCAAAGACGTTGTCCTGTGGCATGAGGCGACTTGTGACGAGTTTATCGACAAGAGGCCGGTAACTCTCATAGGTGGCGGCACCACGATCGGCATAAAGGCCATGTGCGGCGCCTATGCCCTTGGCTTCAAGACCATTCACTTGTTCGGGATGGACTCATCCGTAACTGATACCCACCACGCCTATTCACAGCCTGAAAACGATGCGGATCCCATTGTTGACATAAATGTGGAAGGGCGAAGCTTCAGGGCTGCCCCATGGATGGTGCGGCAGGTTGAGGATTTCATGGGGCTGGCGGATGAGCTGGCGCGCATGGACTGCGAGATCCACGTTCACTGCGGCGGCATGCTAGGCCACGTGGCTCAGTGCATGGCACGTGACAGGAGCAAGCCGGTAGAGATCGAGGGCAATCTTGTCCGCTTCGACGGATTGTGGCGTCCGGCGGCCGATCGTGTCTCTGTCCCGGCCGTTCTGGGAGAGGTTCACAAGGTTCACCGGATCGTGAGTGTCCTGCCGGCAAACAAGCGGCGGACTGTGGTCCAGGCTGGTGGTCATGTCGGGATTTTTGCCAGCGAGATGGCGGAGTGTTTTTCGACCGTCCTTACCTTTGAGCCGGATGCCGACAATTTCAAATGCCTGATGAGGAACGTCACACATGAAAACGTGTGCGCGCACAACATGGCTCTTGGTCAAGAAGCTGGCTCGATTGCCCTTGCGGAGCGTGATGACAACAACTGCGGTTCTATTGGTCTTGACCCAGATGGGGTTCCAACGGTTCCTGTTGTGGCTCTCGATGAGTTAGAGCCGGAGAATGTTGACCTGATTTATCTCGACATTGAGGGGATGGAAGGACCGGCGCTTTGGGGTGCGTCCAAGACCATCCGCCGGGATCTTCCCCTTATTGTCTGCGAGAACAAGGGCCTTGAGCATCTCACAAAAACAGAGGGTTTGCTTGAGGCGTTCATGATCCAGCATGGATACCGCAAGGTTGCGCGCCTGATGCGAGATGATGTGTTCGCACCTCTTGAGCGGGCGGACGAGTTGGAACTTCGCTTCCTGAACTAATCAAAAATCCTGACCACTCTGCCAATTCCGGCGGAAGTCATCTGAAGAAGGAGAAATCCATGTCCCTCGAGGGTCTGGAAATGCACGACCGCGTGGCCTTGCAGCAGCGGTTGCCCAAGAAAGAGAACATGCAGCACGTCACGCCGCGGTTCTACGAGGAAATGGTGAAGACCGATCAGGTTGACCAGAATGGTCTTCCCGTGTTTCGCACCATCGAATACGTGGAAATCATGATTGCGGGCGATCGGGGCAATGCGCCCGTGAAGCGCGTGACCGACGCGATCAAGCAGCAATACGCAGACGCCTATGCCCGGTGGAAGGCCACCAAGGTGAACCCCGACATGATAGGCGATGGCGTGCCTCTTACGCTCTGGCCTGTTATCCCGCGGGAGATGGCAAAGGCGCTGGAGTACATCAACGTATTCACAGTTCAGCAGCTTGCAAGCCTGTCCGATGAGGCCATCAGCAAGCCTGGGGCGATTGGCCTTCGCGACATGCGGGAGAAGGCGAGGGCATTCATCGAGAGCGCCAAGAGCGCGGCCCCAATCGCAAAGCTTGAGATCGAGAACAAGGATCTGCGCAACCGCATTTCCATGCTGGAGGGCCAGCTTCAACAACTCATCGCCGGCCCGAAGGACAAGGGCGATGCAAAGACTTTCAAGAAGGAGTAACCCATGACTCGCATTCGCTCACTCATGTCTGCCGGCACGCCGGCTCTTACGGCGCAGGCTACTGTTGGCCTCACGCAGTCCACCACCATTGCTGGTTCTTCCGCGACGGACGCGCGCCAGGTCACGCAGAGCAATACCCTGTTCACGGGTGGCACGGGTGGCGCAATCCTGCCCGCTTCGGACTCAGGCGACTCGTTCCGGCTGATCAACACAAGCGGAGCGACGGCAACGATCTATCCGCCTACGGGTGCCACCATCAACGGAACCACCTCGGTTTCGATGAGCAACAACACGTCAACGATTGTTGTCTTCATCAGCCCGACGGTCTGTCACAGCATCCCGCGCACGCCATCGTAGAGGGGTATTTCCCATGGACATGAAGCCATCCGCCGTGGCTGCGGGAAGGGTAGGCCAGTACAGGCCAAAGGGAATGAAGCCGTATCCGTTGCAGGGCCGGGGCACATTGCAGGACTTGCCCCGTTCGGTTGTCAGGCCCATCCCGCCGGCCTATCGGGACGGGTTGGGCAAGCCCATCCGCCCCGGACAGCGCGACACGGTCCGCGATGATCTGATGAAGGCCATCAGCAAATCAAAGCAGACCGGCGTGAATGCAATGCGGGGGCGTGGCTATTAATGTCACTGCTGACCATCGTCAACCGCGCGCAGGCCATGCTGAACCTGCCTGTCACTTCGACGGTCTACAGCAACACGGGCGAGACGCAGAGACAGCTTCTCGCCTTGTGCAACATGGCCGGCGATGTGTTGATGCGGGAGCATGACTGGCAGGCCTTGGTGACGGAGCAATCCTTCACCACGGTTGCAACCGAGCAGCAGACGGGTCACACGATACCCTCTGATCTTGACCGGGTCATATCCGAGACACTGTGGAACAGGTCCACGACTGATCCCGTTTTCGGCCCCCTGACGGCGCAGAGCTGGCAGGCGCAGAAGGCGGATGTGGTTTCAACGGTATGGTCACAATACAGGATCAGGGGCAATTCCTTCTGGTTTCTGCCGGCGCCTGCGGCCGGGCAGAGTATCTACTATGAATACGTAAGCAATAAATGGTGCCAGTCTGCGGGCGGCACGGCGCAGAGCGCTTGGGCGGCTGACTCTGACACGGGAAGGCTCTCCGAGCATCTTCTCACCCTTGCGCTGGCCTGGCGTTGGATGGAAGCCAAGGGTCTGGACTACTCGCAGCGTTATGAAGAGTACGAGCGCGAGAAGGGCAAGATCATCGCGCGCGATGGGACACGCAAAAAGCTCAATGTGACGGGCCCCACCCTTCAGGGGCTTGGACGTGGGCGCATACCGGAAGGATCGTGGAACTGATGCAAGGGAACTCCATTCGCTCAGACATTGAGAGGGCGGCAGCGACAGTTGACGCTTCCGGCCAACGCTCGGTGCCAATGCCCCGTCAAAAGCCTCGTGAAGAGGATAGCTACAACCCAAACTGGACGGACCAACAGGCAATGCAGCATGCAAGGACATTGTATGAGCGGGGTCGTCGCGCTGGAGAGACCGGGGAAGGCGAGACAGAGGTTGTTGATTTCATCCGCAAGTGGGGTGACACACCTTATGGGTCGCACATGACGCGCGGGTATCAAGAGGGAAAGAGCCGTAGGCCACGAACAACGCCAAGGCCCTCCATGCCAGGGATCCGCCGTCCTTACGATGACATCCCGCGCTAGGAAGACAGTCCATGCCCTGGAAGCCAACAGACCGGAGCCGCACAGATCAGGTAAGGCAGTTCTATGCCCAGCGTCCTGATCTGCAGCAGATGTTTTCGGATCCGGCCGCACGCGAGGATCTGGCGCGACGGATGCGTGAGGCAGGGTTTGAAATTACGTCTGATGAGTTGACGGATCCAGAAATCCTTGCGGAGCTTGGCTCCGTGGATGATCGTGAACTTGAGCAACTGTTTCCATTCACGCAGGACAGCATTGCCGATCGGCGGAGGTCATACTACCGACAAAATCCGGATCAGGATCCGCAATCGACGACCTCGAGGGTCATGGAGTTTTTCGGGCTTGATGAGCCTTATTATGATGACTCCCGCTCTTACGATTACGCTCAGAAGAAATTCCAGAACAACGGCAATCCGGACATGAGCTGGTTTCTGCAGCCAACAGAGGCGCAGGAGCAGGTTATGACGGGATCCATGCCGAGCGTGTATGGCGCGGAAGATGATCGCACTGGTTCGGAGATGGCCCAAGGGGCAATCCTCGGGGCCTTGAATTGGCCGCTTTTTGGAGCAGAGGAAGAGGTTGTCGCCGGGGTGGATGCCTTGGGCGAGGGAAAGTCCTATGACAAGGCTCTGGACGAGTCCCGCCGTGTAAAAGACCGCCATAACCTGCACACGCCGCTCTGGTCACAGGTTCCGGAGTGGGTTGCGAGTGCCGGTCTTGCCTTGCCAGTGTTTGCGGCGGGCCAAGGGGCGGCTGCGAGGGGGCTCTCCAGCGCTCGGCAAGCGGCAGGGTTCACGCCAAAGGCAACGTCTAAGACTGGGCAGGCTCTTGAGGAGGTGGCGACCGTTTCCCCGGTGGCTGCAGCCGATGCAAGCCTCTACCAGCTCGGGGAGGCGGATGGGGATCTCTTCCAGAGAGCGGAGCAGTTTGATCCCTATTGGACGGCAAGCGTTGCAGCCTTCCCTGCTTTTCTCGGTGCCGCGGACCTCACA